GCTGCTGTCGGGCCGCAACGAAGCGATGCCTCATATGCGCCCGAACCAGAATGGCCGCGACACGAAGATGATGAACCGTCACCGCGCGCTGTGGTTGAACGCGCACAGCTGCACCAATTCGCGCCTGGTGCTGGACACGATGTTCCGCGGCGCCGGCATCGCCTACCGCATGCAGAATCTCATGATGCGCATGACCGGCTGCCGCCTTGTCGAATTCCAGTCGTCGATGAGCAAGTTCAACCCGTTCGCGGCCAAGGCCGGGATGCGCTTTACGAAACCGAAGCGCTCGTCCAACTACGAAAAGGGTCTGGCCTTCTTCGGTCGCTGGTTCCGCTCGATGCCGATGGATTACGTGGGCATCAAGGCCGAACTGGACGCATTTCCGCCGGCCGTGCGCGACAAGTGCGTGGATGAAATGCGCAAGTTCTACTACCGCTGTTCGTCGATGGAAAAGTCGGGCGACAACCGCGCCAACGGCACGTCCCGGGTCGACGCGATGGAGGTCGGCTACTTGATCAAGAGCCTGCAGCAGCTGGTCCTGGCCAGCCCGCTGTATGGCATTTACACCAACCCGGATTTCGGCCGCACCTTGCCGGAACGGATCAACCTGCTGGCCTTCGACCGCCAGTCGGTAACCGATCCGCTCGTCCTCGCTTAACCACCAGTTACACACCATGACCAAGACCCCGCACCTGACCGCCAAGCAGCTGGAACTGCTGCGCGTGATCGCCGCCGGCAACGACGACGGCACCGCCTGCGACCTGGACCAGATTCTCGACCGCATCCGCTACCGCACTTCCAAGGGTAGTCTGCACTTCTCGCTGCGCATTCTGATAGAACGCGGCCTGGTCTTGAAAATGGGCGTGGAGACCCGGCGCGGGGCCAAGCGGCGCCTGGTGAAGGTCACGCCGGCAGGCAAGGCGACCGGGTCGGGGCCGCGGCCATCACCCAAAAGTGAGCAGGATAACATCGTGGAGCTGGGCGCGGACATCCTCTCCGCGGACCTGGAGCCGGTGTTTGACTCCATCATTCCGGACATTTTGTAACCACTAGTCACCCGTCTTGGCAAGACTTTTGGTGCTTGGGTATTCCACCCCTTTTCTATAAAGACTTATATATATAAAGAAGAAGTAGAAGTAAGAAGTATAAATTATTTTCGGAAACGCGTTGCATTCCAAGCAACTACCAAGTGGTCCGCCAAGACGAGTAACTGGAAGTCGCGGAGAGACCAGAAGTCCCGGGAGTGGAAGATCGCCCGGAAAGATAAGTCAGGACTGACTTGACATTACATGGAAACATGTTTTACAGTTGGGGCCTGAACAGTCCTTTCCATTGTTCTCCTACCGGGCGCCTTCCCTGCGCCCGTTTTTTTTGCGTGAAAGGTTTGCAAGTGACTGACAATCCAAAACGCCGCTTGACTCCGGCTCAGTGGGCGGAAGTCGAAGCCCAATGGGCCGCCGGCACCGTGACCTACGAGGACTTGGTCGCCAAGTACGGCTGCGCCATGTCGACGTTCGAACGTCATTTCAAAAAACACCACATCGCCAAGGGCGCCGCCGTCGCCGCCACGCGCAAGGCCGTGGAAGACAAGCTGGTGGCCGCATCAATCGACGAGGCGACGATTCTGGCCGCGCGCATCAAGGAGACCAAGGAGCAGCACTACACGATGGCCTCCAATCTGGGCAAGCTGATCTGGAAGGAGCTGCTTGACGCCAAGGCCGCAGGCAGTCCGATGGCCAGCGTGATCAACAACCTCAAGGCGCTCGACCTGGCCGCGGCCGGTCTGAAAAAGGTGCGCGAGGAGCGCTGGGCCGTCCTGGGTCTGGACCGTCCGGACGCGGTCGATCCGGATGAAGTGCCGGAACTGCAGATCACCGAATTGACCGCCGACCAGATTCAAGCGCTGCGCGACCGCGACCACAACGAAATGGATGACGTGGGAACCGCTCAAAACGCGTCCCAGAGCGCTCCAGACGACGAAGATGAGGGCGACCTGCCCGATGATGGTCCGGACGTCGTAGAGGAAGGCTGATGGCCGTAAAGACCGCCAGCCTGACCCTGCATCCGAAGCAGATGGTCGTCTACAAGTCGCAGGCGCGTTTTCGCGTCGTCGTGGCTGGCAGGCGTTGGGGGAAAACCCAACTGGCGAAAACCCTGATGATCACCCGGGCGCGCGTCAAGAAGCGCAAAATCTGGTACGTCGCGCCGACGTACAAGATGGCCAAGCAGATCATGTGGTCGGACCTGATCGACGCGATCCCGCGCCGCTGGATCAAGAAGATCAACGAGACGCGCCTGGAGGTCACGCTGCTCAACGGCACCGTGATCGAACTGAAAGGCGCCGACAAGGGCGACTCGCTGCGCGGCGTTGGCGTGGACTTCCTCGTGCTCGACGAATTTCAGGACATCGACGCCGACACCTGGGTTAAGGTGCTGCGCCCGGTGCTGGCCGACCGCCGTGGCGATGCTATCTTCATCGGCACGCCCAAGGCCTACAACTACCTGTACGAGCTTTACAAGCGCGGCCAGGAGCCGGGCAATGTCGCGCGCAACCTGTGGGAATCCTGGCAGTTTCCGACCATCACGTCGCCGTTCATCCCGCTGTCGGAGATCGAGGCGGCCAAGCAGGACATGGACGAGAAATCGTTCAAGCAGGAGTTCGAAGCGTCCTTCGAAACCATGTCCGGCCGCGTCTACTACCCGTTCGACCGCAACGAGCACGTCGGCCAGTACCCGTTCAATCCGAAGCTGCCGATCTGGGTCGGTATGGACTTCAACATCGATCCGATGTCGACCGTGATCTTCCAACCCCAGCCCAATGGCGAGGTGTGGGCGGTCGACGAGATCGTGCTGTTCTCGTCCAACACCGAGGAAATCTGCGAGGAACTGGAAAAGCGCTACTGGCGCAATCTGCTCCAGATCATCATCTATCCCGACCCGGCCGGCGGTCAGCGCCAGCACGCGCGCGGCGAGACCGACCTGGACATTCTGCGCGAAAAGGGCTTCAAGCGGATCAAATACCGCAAGAAGCACCCGGCCGTGGCCGACCGCGTCAACTCGGTCAACCGCCTGCTGCGCGCCGCCGACGGCACGATTCGCCTGCGCGTGGATGGCCGCTGCAAGCATTTCATCAACGCGCTGGAGCAGACGATCTATAAGCCCGGTTCGCGCGACGTGGACAAGGCGGCGGGGGTCGAGCACAGTGCTGACGCCGGCGGCTACTGCATCGAACTGGAATTCCCGCTGCGTAAAGTCGAAATTGGCGGTCTTTCACGCTAACTTGACCGATAAGTCACCACTGAGTTACCATCGAAAGCTATGGACACTGCCAACAAAATTGTCAACCCGGGCGCCAAGGTCACGATCGATCCGAAGTCGGTCGACCAGATGCAAATGCCGGAAATGAGTGATGACCAGAAGAAGCTGCGCAAGCTCTTCGAACGTCGCCACCCCGAGTACGACTGCAACCTGACGCACTGGAAATTTCTCGACGACACCTACGAGGGCGGGCGCGAGTGGTTCGAAAACGGCAACGTCTTCCGCTACATCAAGGAAGGTGACCAGGAGTACAAGGACCGCCTGGCGCGCTGCTACCGCTTCAACCATTCGCGCGAAGTGGTCGATCTGCTCAACAAATACCTGTTCAAGCAGAACATCGTGCGCAATGTCGAGGACGCGCCCGAAAGCGTCAAGACGTTCTGGGAAAAGTCCACCAAGAACGGGTTGAAGATTCGCGACTTTTCGCGCCAAGCGGGCAAGAAGTCGTCGATTTACGGACGCATCGGTGTCGTCGTCGACAACAGCGGCAAGACCGACGGCGTCGTGTCGAAGGAAGACGAAAAGAAAGCCGGTGTGCGCACCTATGCGTACATCGTCGGCCCGACCCAGCTGCTGGACTTCGCCTATGACGACAACGGCAACCTGGAGTGGATCACGATCGCCGAGGTCGCGCGCGACGACGCCGATCCGATGAACAGTTCCGGTGCCGAGGTCACGCAGGTGCGCCTGTGGACCAAGACCGAATGGCGTCTGTTCCAGGAAAAACGCATCGGCAACAGCACCAAGACCAAGATCGTCGAAGTGGCCAATGGCCAGCACAATCTGGGCGAAGTGCCGGTCATCCTGCACGACAACATCATCACCGACGAGGAATACTGCGCGCCGGCCCTGATCGATGACATCGCCTATCTGGACCGCGCGGTCGCGAACTACCTGTCCAACCTGGACGCGATCATCCAGGACCAGACCTACTCCCAGCTGGCGATGCCGGCGCAGAACGTGCTGCCGGGTGACTCCAACTACAACACCCTGATGTCGATGGGTACCAAGCGGGTGTTTCTGTACGACGGTGAATCGGGTACGGCGCCGATGTACATTTCGCCCGACCCGAAACAGGCTCAAATGATCCTGGCCGTGATCAACAAGATCATCAACGAGATTTACCACACCGTCGGCCTGGCCGGAGAGCGCACCAAGCAGGATAACGCGCTGGGCATCGACAACAGTTCCGGCGTGGCCAAGGCCTACGACTTCGAACGCGTCAACGCGCTGCTGCAAGCGAAAGCGGACAGCCTGGAGGTGCTGGAGAACAAGATCGTGCGTCTGGTCGCGCTGTGGAATGGTCAGGAATCGGCAGTCAATGACGATCTCGTGTCCTACCCGGACAATTTCGACACCCGCGGCCTGTACGACGAATTCGACATCGCCGCGCGCCTGATGTTGATCGACGCACCCCAGTCGGTTCGTCAGGAACAGATGAAGGCCGTGATCGACAAGCTGTTCCCGCAGCTGGCCAAGGATCTGAAGGACAAGATGCTCGCCGAACTGAAAGACTGGCCGGTCGACCCGGTGGAACTGGCGGCCGACATGGCCGCGGCAACCGCCCAGCCCGACCAGCAGGCCTTGAGCAAAACCGCCGACCGCAACACCGCAAAAGCGACGATGGACGGCAAATAACACCCACCCGCGGCGCCAAGCGAACAGGCGCCGCATTACCCACCTTGACCGAGAGATAGGTCAGAAAGGCAAGTACCATGCATCCGAAATTCTGGAAATTCCCCGGCGCAGCATACCGCGACGAAGCTACCGGCGACGACGGCGGCAAGACCTCGGGCGGCTCCGGCGTCAGCGACGCCGACAAGGCGGCTGCCGACAAAGCCGCGGCCGACAAAGCCGCGGCCGACAAAGCAGCCGCTGACAAGGCGGCAGCCGACAAGAAGCAGCCGACCGACGAAGAGGCCAAGCTGATCAAAGAGGTCATGCAGAAGAAGGACGCCCTGAAAGCCCGCGAAGCCGAATTGGCCACCGCGCAGGAGCGTCTGAAGGCATTCGAAGGTATCGACCCGGACGCGGTCCGCAAACTGCTGGCCGACCAGAAGGCCGCCGAGGAAGCGCAGCTGGCCGCCAAGGGTGAATTCGATACCCTGAAAGCGCGCATGGCCGAGGAGCACACCAAGGCCACCGCCTCGCTGCAGGAGCAGATCAAGGCGCTGCAGGAGCAGGTGCGCAACAAGGACAAGGTCGTCGATGAACTGTCGATCGGCCAGCAGTTCGCCCAATCGAAATTCATTTCCGAAGAATCGACGATGGCGCCGGCCAAGGCGCGCAAGCTGTACGGCGAGCACTTTGACGTCGTCGACGGCAAGGTCGTCGCGTACGACAAGCCGCGCGGCGAAGCCAATCGCACGCCGCTGATCGACCAGTACGGCAACGGTCTGGCTTTCGAAGACGCGATGCGCAAGATCGTGGAAGCCGATCCGGACAAGGACTCGCTGCTGCGCAGTAAAGTCAAGCCCGGCGCCGGCAGCGAAAGCAAGACCACGCCGAAACCGCCTGCGGGTCAGCAAAAGCAGATGGATTCGGTGTCGAAAATCAGCGCCGGTCTGAATCTGGCCAAGCTGCTCGACGAAAAACAGCCGTAATCCGGCTGTAATAGTAAGTCACCGGTGACTTGACATTCATGGCAACATGCGATATTGTCCTAGCTCATCGGTGACTAGAGCGACTTAGGCCCGAACTACCAAAATTGTTCCATATCTTCTCTTTTTACGAGGACATGCAATGCCTTTGCTGCGTACCGAAGCCGAACTGCTGAGTAACAACCAGCTGATCTCCGGCGTCATCGAAGAAATCATCGACCGCGACGACCTGTTCGCGATCCTCCCGTTCCTCAAGACCGAGGGCAAGGCCTACGTCTACAACCGCGAAGAAACGCTGGGTGGCGCCGACTGGCTCGACCCGAACGATGCGGTGAACGAATCGGCCGCAACGTTCACGGAAGTCGTGACCAAGCTGCGCATCCTGGCCGGCGACGTGGACATCGACAAGTTCCTGGCCCAGACCATGAGCGACACGAACAACCAGATGGCGATCCAGATCGCCAAGAAGGCCAAGACCGTCGCCCGCGAATTCCACAAGGCCCTGGCCACCGGCGATTCGTCGGTCAATTCGAAGATTTTCGACGGCCTGCCGGTCCTGCTGAGCCAAGCCCAGGCGTATGCCGCAACCGCCGGCGGCTCGCAAGTCGTGTCGGCCGGCACCAACGGCAACCCGCTGACGCTGACCATGCTGGACGAACTGTGCGACGCCGTCCCGAACGGCGCTGACGTGATCGTCATGCGCCGCGGCACGATCCGCGCCTTCCGCGCCCTGCTGCGCGCCACCTACGGCACCGACGCCGTGATGCAACAGCTGGAGAACTTCGGTCGCCCGATGCTGACCCACAACGGCATCCCGGTCATCATGAACGAGTTCCTGGCCGGCAACGAGACCAAGGGCACCAGCACGAACACCTGCTCGGTGTACGCGCTGCGCCTGAACGAGACCGACGGTCTGCACGGCCTGTACGGCGGCGACAACGCCGGTATCGTGGTCGAGAACATCGGCACGGTGCAAAACAAGGATGCGGTTCGCATCCGCACCAAGTGGTACACCGGTCTGGCCCTGAAATCGACCCGTTCGATCGCAGGCCTGCAAGGCGTCACCAACATCTAATCTTGCTGCTCAGTCAGCGGTGATTTAGAATGAAAGGCGGGCTTCGGTCCGCCTTTTTACATTCACGAGGACAATCATGAAACTGCGCGTCACCCAACCGGGTTATGAAAACTTCACCGGCATGCTCGGCAGCATGCACTTCACCAACGGCGTGTCGAACGACGACGTGAGCGCGATCATGGCGGCTGGCATGGCCAACATCGTGCGCTGCGAAATGGTCGAGAACGTTGTCGCCGCCGCACCGAAAGCGGTCGTCGAACAGCCTGCCGAACAACCCATCGAACAACCCGCCGACACGACGCCGGCCCTGGCCGGCGATACCCAAGTCCAGACCGAAACGGTCTAAGGAGAACCCATGAAACTGCGCCTCAAGCAAGAAGGCTACGAGACCTATACCGGCCAGATGGGCACGGTCTTTTTCGACAACGGCCTGTCCATCACGGACGTCAAGCCGATCGATGCCGTGCGCATCGCCGCGCAATTCATTTGCACGTGGGAAGATGGCAGCACCGCTTCGGTGGCGCAGTCGATTCTGGACCATTCGCACATGACG